AGCCATACAGTAGATTCTTCTAAATGGGAAACAAATATCTCCGCTCTAATCGGTTTAGAAGATAAGAAAGTAGACACGGAAGGGGACCTAATACCATTCACTATACCTCTCCCAGAAGTAACTACAGGATCCTCCACCTCTACCGGAGGAGCTAAGACCGGAGCAACCGCCAACTCTTTCTTCCAGCCTCCAACCAAGTACGTTTCCTATGTTAGTGATATAGAACAGAAAACAAGAAATCAACCTCTCCAAGATAGGTTATTTAATATTATCAAACAAGCGGCAGAAGAAAATCAAATATTTGTAGAAATATTTAGCGCCGGACAAGACCCTGAAGGACCTGATGCTAGAAGAACAGGTTCAAGAAGACATGATAACGGGTACGCTGCAGATATACATTTGAAAACAAATCTTGTATCAACCAACTTCCTTACCCTCAATGACGGGAGTCCTCAAATAGGTAAAGTAAAGAAGTTTGCTGAGTCCTTACTTAAATTCGGAATACATACAATATCAGCTGGAAACGGTTACATGGGCAGTGTAGGAATGCATATCGATATATCTCTAACCCAACCCTCAGTAGCTATCCAAACAACCGCTAGATACTTCGGAGGAAAAGATAAAGAAGGAAAACCTAGAACAGTTCTAGCTCCAAAATGGATTCAGAAACTATTTAAAGACTTAGGCGCTAAATACCCAGTCAGGTAAGACGAAAGAGTTGAAGCCCTCAATATTTATATAAAACTAAATGTATTACCCACAGTCAAAAATAATAAGCAATCAAAACACCCCTGGACAGGAGTATGTTTATAAGAATAATACTGATGTAATTTACGTAGGGTATTACCATATACTTGCTACCGGTAAAATTTTTACTGGTAAAAATCCAAGAGACGGACAGTTAGAAGAGTTAATTCCATGGGATGGAGCTAAACAAGGTGACCAGTTAGACTTACCTCCTCCACAAGGTGGAAAAATATACAAAACTACTCGATACGACGATATCAGACAGAAGCAAAATATTAAACCTCCAAACGCTGAACTTATAGAACCTAAGTACTCTGAACCAGCAGTTCAATACCCTTCCTTTACGAGATATTTTTTAAAGAGAACAAACAATGCAATCTTTACAGAGGTAAATCAAATAGATTTTAATGCTATAAAAATTAGAGACCCTGAGTATAACTTCGGTATATACATACCATTTGAACTGCCCTGGACGACATCAGGCGCTAATATAGCAGAAATAAATCAAAAAATAACTCTCCTTACTGAAAAGAGATTCAAGGTATACGGGTTATCTAAATACATTACCAACTATACTGAATTCTCGATTTAAGTTGTTTCTGAAGTAAACCTTCCTTATATTATAGGAAAGGTTATGTTTTGGTTAGTAGAGACAGAAGAGCAGTTTGAAGAGTTAAAGTGCAATACTCTCAAAGAAGTTATAGCTATTCCTATCTACCGTCATCCGGAACAACACCCTGCAATTTATTCTCCTCTATGTTTATATCTGAAGGATGTAAAGACAGATGATAGTTTTCTAATAAACTTCTACCATAGCGAAGCCATGCAAGTCTCAACCAGTAAAGTATTAGAATGGTTAAAAACAGTAGATAAAATCTATACATTAGATAGGAAAGCATTTAATTATTTTTATCACGGAACAAATACAAACACTCTCCCGGAGATAAAACATAAAACCTCTCAAGCTATAAATTACTTCTCAAGAAGACACTATAATGATCCAGACCTAGGAAATATTATACCTATAGTAAAACATTATGAAGACTGTGAGAAAATAGCAGAAGAACTTACCAAAGAAATTCCTACATATAAACCTGATGAATTTAGAAGAGACGTAGAGGATATATTCTGGAATATAGAAAGAAACGGATTAAAAATAACAGATAGTATAGAAGACTACTTTAAGATAGAGAGACCCTTTTTATCCCTTTACAACAACTATATACTAACCCAGTATAACCTTAAAAATATTACCGGAAGACCTTCTAATAATTTTAATAGTATTAACTTTGCAGCACTTACTAAAGATAACGGATGTAGAAGTGTTTTTATACCAAGAAATGAGGTATTTATGGAGATAGATTTAGTAGCTTATCATCCAACTTTAATATCAAAACTTGTAAATTACCAATCTCCGACTGGGGATATTTATGAAGATTTTGGACAAGTTTACGGTATGGATAGGAAAGAAGCTAAAAGTCTAGTATTTAAACAACTTTACGGAAACGTATTTGATGAATATAAAGATTTTGAATTCTTTAAATTAACAACTGCGTATATAGAGAAAACATGGAACAAATACCAAAGCCAAGGATACGTAGAAGGAGTTTACGGGAAGTATACCTTTAAACAAGAGGAATTACTTAATATGAACCCTCAGAAACTATTTAACTACCTTATACAAAACTATGAAACTGTAAATAATATAATGCTATTAAAAGATATATTTAAAATATTAGAAGGTAGAAAATCAAAGATAGTATTGTATACATACGATGCTATATTATTAGATTTATCTAAAGAGGATAAAGATGCGATTCGTAAGATAGTAGATATCTTTAAAGAAGAGGGATTGAGGATAACGATGAATGTAGGAAATAATTATAATGCTTTACAATCTTTTTGATATGTATAATAGAGATTTAGACGAAACCTTAGAAATGGCCAACAATAAACTGCTATGTACATTCGTACCTGTAAACGAAATAGATACCTTTATTGAAGACCTGACATCAAGATACAGTATAATGTATAATAAAGTCTTTATCCTAAACGTTCGAGACTCTGAAGAATATGCCTGTACTTATAACCTCGAACAACCCGATATAAATAATATCCCAGATAATACAATCTCCGTACATAGGAAGAAAGAAAGTAATACCCTATATACGATAAATGCTTTAAATGAATTAATTAAAAGCTTAAATGGAGGAGTTGTAGATACTCGTTTTCGTGTAGACTGGAAGCATTATAGGAATACAATACTGTTAACAACTCAAGGAGAGTTAAAATTCCTACGTACTAAGATATACGAAATAAAAAACGTATAAATAAGTTGCATCTCTGCAACATACCTATTATATTATAGTCATTAAAAGATTAAAAAAAGTTATTTTAAAAGTATGAACGTTAATGAAATCAAAGCAAAGCTACAAGCCTTGCAGAATCAAAAAGCTGCCTCATCAGGAGGTACAAGAAGAAACATTTATTATAGGCCTACAGTAGGGAAAGAGGTAATTAGAGTGGTACCTTCAAAATATAATAAATCTAATCCATTCTCTGAATTGTATTTCCATTACGGTATTCACAAGTTTCCAATTATCTCTCCTACTAATTTCGGAGACAAAGATCCGATAGTTGAGTTTGTAAAGCAATTAAGAGAAACTAATGATAAGGAAAATTGGAGATTAGCTAGAAAACTAGAGCCTAAAATGAGGGTATATCTTCCTATCATAGTTAGAGGTAAAGAAGATGAAGGAGTAAAGTTATGGGGATTTGGAAAAGAAATCTATATGGAACTACTCTCAATGGTTGAAGATGAAGATATCGGAGACTTTACAGATATTGTAACAGGTAGAGATTTAACTCTAACAACTCTTGACGCATCTCAAACAGGTACGGGTTATAATAAAACAACCTTAAGAGCAAGAACAGCTCAAACTCCTCTATCTGAAGATAACAATACTGTAAAGACTCTACTTGAAGACCAACCTAATCCCGAAGAAGTATTTACGAGAATGAGCTTTGATGATATGAAGAAAGTATTACATGAATACCTAGCTCCAGACGACGAAGAAGGACCAATCTCTTCTGAACCAGCAGTAGCGTTTGATACTCCATCTTCTCCAACTAATAAATTCTCCTTAGAGAATCAAGGTAAAAAAGTAGAGTCTAAAGCAGACAAGTTCGATAGTTTATTTGAAGATGATGATTTGCCTTTCTAATATAAACTATGGCAAAAACAAAAGACAGCTCATTATCAGCAGCAG